GTATTATTTTGGGTATCAGATTTTATCTTTTATAAAAAATAACCTATTGACATTTTGAAATAATTATGTTATATAGCAAATCAACAACCGACATTAAAGGAGGAAATTACTTATGTCAGAACTTATAAACCTAAAGACCATGTCAAAAGAGGAAATAATGAAAGCCATTGGGCAATACTCTGGCTCCGACCGAGAAAACATTATTCCTAGATTGACAATCAATCGTAGTCCAGAAGATGATAATGGTAACCAATTACCTATTGGTAATTTTACTGTGTATGACTCTAGAGAAAATAAGAGTTACTATGGTAAAGAGGTAACCTTAAGACCATTCATATCTGGTATGCAGTACATGCACTACGACCCAGAAAAAGCTGAGTATGTTAATAGATCAGTAATCTTTTCTTCATGGAAAGAGGAAGCTATTGATATTCAAGGAGGAACTAGATGTAATAAAGTTCCTTACAAAGACAGGGAATCTTTAAAACCAGAAGACCTTGCAGTACAAAAACAAATTAGATGTTATAGATTAGTATATGGTCTAGTATCATTTGATGGCGTTGATGCACAAGGTAAATCTAAAAAGGTTGAAAACTTTCCTGTAATGTGGAGAGTAACAGGTACTAGTTTTAAACCAGTATCAGATGCTATCTATGCTTTAGAAAAAAGAGACAAGTTAATGTTTACTTGTACTTTTAAACTAGAAAGTAAACGTCAGAAAAAAGGAAGTAATACATTCTATGTACCAGTTATTACTCCAAATGCTGATGCTAACTTATCTATGTCTAAAGAAGATATGGAAACTTTACAAGTGTTCAGGGATTCTATCACAGCAGAAAATAAAGAAGTAGCAAGTCTATGGAAATCTGCTAAAGATAAGAAGTACACACGTGAAGATATTAAGGATGCTAAAATCGTTGATACGCTAGATGACGACCTAGACCCAGCAGAAATGTTATCAGCATAATGAACGATATACTTCACAAAGTACAAATTTATCTCGACAAGGTGTCTCAGGCACCTGTCGAGGTATCTAATGAACTCGTTGAAGAGTTTGGTGAAGCCTGTAAAAAGGCATTACAAAAACAATTTAGTGATGAAAGGAAAGATAAATTTCAAATACGAATGAGTAATATTGGAAGACCATTGTGCCAATTGCAAATGGAATCTAAAAATATTAAAGGAGAAGGACAGCCTTATAATGCTAAGATGCGAAACACATTTGGTGATTTGATTGAAGCATTAGCTATATTTGTAATGAAATCTGCTGGAGTAAATATTGAAGACCAACATAAGAAAGTTGTGTATAAATATAACAGCAGTAAAATAGAGGGAGAATATGATGTTAGAATAGATAAAAAGATTTGGGATATTAAAAGTGCATCACCATATTCTTTTGATAAAAAGTTTGGAGAGAATGGTGGCTTTGGTGCAATAGCTGAAGATGATGCCTTTGGCTACATACCACAAGGATATCTGTATGCTGAAAGTGAGAAGCTTCCTTTTGGTGGGTGGATAGCTATTAATAAATCCACTGGAGAATGGACTGTATGTGAAACTCCTATTGAAGATTCTGAATATAAAGAAAAGGCATTATCTACTGCTAAAGAAAATGCAAAAGCTTTAAAAGCTAATCAAACATTTAAAAGATGTTATTCAGAAATTGAGGAAACTTTTAGAGGAAAGAAAACAGGTAATAAAGTATTAAATACTATCTGTTCCTTTTGTCCATATAAGATTCCTTGTTGGGGTAAGAAGTTGCAAATGTTACCACAACAACAGTCACAAGGAAAAAACCCTAAGTGGGTTTGGTATACTGAAGTAAACAATCCGAGAAAAGAAGATGAGTACAATACGCAGTCGGAAAGCTAAAGGTCGTAGACTTCAGGATTGGGTAAGGGATAGTTTAAGGGGTCTATCCCTTGCCTTAACAGAAGATGATGTACGAGTTGCTATTATGGGAGAGTCTGGTGCTGATATTAAATTATCTGAAAGAGGTAAAAGCTATTTTCCATATAACATTGAATGTAAAAATAATGAAACATGGAAAGGAATTTATAAAGCATATGACCAAGCAATATCTCATGGTAAGTTAGAGCCACTTGTATTTATTAAGATGAATAACAGAAGACCATTAGCTATAGTAGATGGAGAGCACTTTTTAAAATTAAACGTAAATAGAATAGCAGTTATACCAACAACAACAGGAGAACTACATGACAAAAATAACTAAAAAAGATTTAGAAGATTGTACTAAAATTGTTATCATGCCATATGAAGAAGGATTTACATGTGGTATTCACTTTGGTTCTGACATACCACCAGGTACAGAAAGTGAAAGTATGATTGCAGTCATTGCAAGAGGAATGATTAAGCAAGCTGTTATGGATCCGCATTTAACTTATGAATTAGGATTAGAAGGATTTGCAGAAGACCATGATAAATTTACTAAAAAGTTATCTAAAGAGATAATAAATGAAACAGATAATGTAATAGATTTTTTTGAATATTTAACTAAACCAAACAGTAAAAAGGAGATAAACTAATGGCTACACATTTAATCATAGGTGACCCTCACTGTACACCTAAAGCAAACAACGATAGATTTCTATGGGCAGGTAGAGTTGCCGCAGATATCAAAGCAACTCATGTAATCTGTATGGGTGATTTCTGTAGTGTAGATTCTCTGTGTTCTTATGATAAAGCTAAACTATCTTTTGAGGGTAGAAGATTTAAAAAAGATATTGAGCATACTCAAGATGCATTATTAAAATTTAATAGAGGTTTAGGTAAACATAGACCTAGAAAAATTATGATACTAGGTAATCATGAAGATAGAATAGATAGAGTAGTACAAGATAATCCAGAACTTGAGGGTACTTTAAGTATATCTAATCTTCAATATGAAAGATATGGTTGGCAACAGGTGCCATATAAAAAAGGTAAAGTTATTAGTGGTGTTTATTATACTCATCACTTAGCATCTGGTATTACAGGTCGACCTATATCTGGAGAAAATGTTGCAAGAACTATCTTGACAAAGCATAAAGTTTCTGCTACAGTAGGTCATTGTCATTTGTTAGATCATGCTGTATCTACTTTGCCAAGTGGTAAAAAATTATATGCTTTATCTGCAGGATGTTATTTGAATCATGAAGAAGCATATGCTAAAGAAACGCAACATCTATGGTGGAGTGGTCTTGTTATTAAGCACAATGTAAAAGATGGTGAGTATGATTTAGAAACTATGGAATACAAAAGGGTAAAACAATTATATGGTTAATGCTAGTTTTTTTAAGAATATAAAAGTAGATGAAGTAAATCATCCTACTCATTACAAACAAGGTAAGAGAGAAACGATTGAAGTCATACAAGATTATATGACTAGCGATGAGTTTGTTGGATACTTAAAAGGTAATATTTTAAAGTATGTAGGAAGATTTAAATTTAAAGGAAAGCCATTGCAAGATTTACAAAAAGCTGAATGGTATTTAAATAAATTAATAGAGGAGGTTAAAACATGGGAACAATAAAAAGTGCAGTAATTGAAGTACAAGATGCAGTTGCAAGTTGTGTAGAAACAGGTTTATCGTTAGAGGATACTGTTAATTATTGTCATGATTTATATAATGAAACTAAAACTAACAGTTATCTAACAGATGAAAATTTCATTAAAGAATTATATAATGATTGGCGTGGGGGAGAACTATAATGGAAAGGACATTTCTAATAACATCAATACAATTACAGGATATAATGAGGTATCTAATGAGTAGACCATATGCAGAAGTAGTTAAGCTTATGAATATGTTAGCAGCATTAGAACCATTAGATCCTAGAATAGGTAAAGATTTTGTGAAACAACAAAAGGGAGAAAGTGAGAATGACGAAAGAAAAGAAACTACCAAAAGAAGTTAAGAAACATATTGGTTTGTTATTCGAACTTAAGATTGGATTAAGTGAAGAGAATCAAATTGTATTAGACTATGGTGGAAAACCTGTAGGTAAAATACGAGAAGCATTAAGGGGGTACGATTATCATGCAAATTTATGTGCGGCGGTTATTAACCATTGTAATTCAGCAGGTAAAAAACTTGAAGACGATATTAAGAAATTACTACAAACGCTATAGATATAGGATATGGCATAATCCTGTAGCGGATTTACTAGAACGTTATGCTGGTAAATTTAGTAACTGGATTTGGAGAGTACGTTGGGGTAAGAGATTACATCATAGTAAACTCCAAATAAAAAAGGCTCCCTAACGGAGCCTGTCAT